TCTCTGTAGACAATGCGCCGGGAATAAATCTATTTGCAAGTGCCGATGTTGCAGCAGCGCCTGCGCCAGTAATACGAGCTAATGACAAAGCTTCGGAAGGAGTTTTTCCGTCTGCAATTGCTTGATCATAAGTTTCACTGGCAACGTCGGCGCCTTGCGTAAGTGCATTAGCTGCAATGCTGGCAGCTTCAGCCATTGTCGCACCGGCCCCAAGAAACTTAGCAACATTTATTGCGCCGCCGCCAACTAATAATGTTGGGCCTTGCTCGGCAAGGAATGCAGCTAGCTGCACAGGATTGGAGCCATATTGCTTAAATGTTTCAGCCAATTGCGCAAAGAAACCTTCGCCGCCTGCAGCTTGGATGGCTTGATTCATCAAAGCTTGGTTATCTTTAAAGTCAGTAGACCGCATGTTATCAACAGCGGTTTTTATGTCTTGACCTGTTGTGCGCAAGGCGTTGTTCATGTCACCAGTTACTGTGCCATACAACGCGCCTGCTTGCTCAGCAAGGCTACCACCACCCTTGATGACGCCAGAACCTACATCCAAGCCTGTTTGGACTACACTGCCTAAAGCAGATGATGCCTTATCAACAAGCCCGCCAGTAGGGGCAAGATTAAGACTGCCGCTAGTAACGTTGCCTGCGGCATCGTATGTTACGTCGTTGCCTGCTGTTGTTGATAACGCAGTAGTTGCTCTAGCTGCTGCATCACGAGCTGCTTGATCATTTTGCGCTGCAACGGTACTTGAGGCTGCTGTTTGTGTGCCTAAGTTAGTTGCATTTAGTGCTGCAATTGCCGCGTCTGCTTGGTTAATTGCGCCAACATTTCGTGCCGCTGTTTGTGTTGATGCTGCGGTGTTAGTTGCTAAGTTAGTTTTGTTTAGCGCGGCAATAGCTGCATCAGCATCAGCACCTGTGCCTGTGTTATACGTGCCTGTTACGCCTGTTACTGGATTAGTCCATTCAAACGTAGTATTAGGGCCAAATGCCAATCTGTTAGCTGCAAACGTGTCATTGAATGACGTAGTCTTAGGACCTGCTGCAGCGTTTGCCGCAACTGCCGCGTCGTAGTTACCAAACTCATCAGTATAGTTGCCTGCATCAACCAGAATATTAGGCGTGCCAGTAATTGTGCTTAGCGCACCTACGCCATCAGTAATAGAAGATGTAACATTTTTGTTGGCAAGATTAGATACGGCTGTTGTACCAGCTGTAACAACATCAGAGTTTTGCAATGCAGCAACAGCTTTATTAGCTGTCGCAGTACTAGAGCGTGTAGCACTTGCAAACGTTGCAGCGGCAGCAGCAGCACTTCCTGTTGTAGTTAAAGTAGCTGCGGCAGCACCTAGTGCAGCATCGCCTGTCTGTGCTGTAACCGTTGTGCCTACAACAGAGCCAAGAACAGTAGTGCCTATGTTATCTGTATTGCCTGTTATGACAGCATTAGTGACTACTGTTGCTGCGTTATTAACAACTTTCTGTAAGAATGGATCATCAACAACTCCAGATAATGCACTTAGCACTTCATTATTTACAATAGACGAAGCGCCACCTGTTAATTGAGACTTAATTGTACTTTCTACAATTTGATTTAAAGGGACGCCTTGCGCTACTTGCAAAGTTGCTTGCGCAATAGCTGTTCCGGTTGCAGCCGATACTCCAAGTGACGCTGCAATTTCGGCGCCTACAACAGGAAGGAAATATGCTATAGCCAATCCGGCAATAGGGTCTGACGCAATATCTTTAAGCGCGCCTTTAAGAGATGTGTCCACTTCTTGCGTAACGCCGGTTCGTTCAAACGTGCCATCAGCATTATATTGTTGATATGTTGACCCAACGGGCGCACGATAGTTAGGGTCGCCAGTCGTTTGAGACACATAAACTCTCTCAAGAGCACCAACTTGCTGATCCATTCCTGAACCAGTAGTTAGATACTCCGGCACAATGCTTACGTTACCAAGCGTAATACTTGATCCTGGGGCAACAGTAGCAGCAACACGAGCTACGATCTCGCCTACAGAAGCACCAGTAGCTGCTGCCATTTGCGCGGGTGAAACACCGTATGTTGCCATGGCTGATACGATGTCAGCATCGCTCATACCTGGGTTGGCAGTTAAGAAATTAACAATATCTGCGCTAGATGATAAAGTTGTAGGTGCTCTTTCCGTTGCAGCTGCCGCTTTTGCTTGAGGTAACGCCCCTGTTGCTGCAGGCCGAGGCTGTGCCGTATTGACATAATTATCTGCGTCTTCGTATGCTGTGCTGTATGATGCTTTTGCTGCCATAATTAGCTCGTTGCTGGGTTAACAGAGTTGACAAGCTGCTCGGCCCACTCTTGCCAATCGTCATACTGGTACGGCCCGGGAATACCTTCATTGCTAAACACGTCAATGGATTTTAATCCTGCGCCCCATTCTTTCCAATCAGTATTTGCATCAGGGATTGCTAGCTGCTGCGCTGAGTATAACTCAACCATAAGGCAAGCCCACGACTCAAAGGTGTGATACCTTGGGTCATAGACCTGAGCAACGTTAAGTAGGTTAGCCATAAGGTCTTGAATCTCCAACATCAGCGTCTAACAAGATCTTACCTAATTGGTAGTCACCGCCTGCCACATTAGATACAAACTTTAATCGCAGCTCACGACGTTGTTCACGCATATCAATCTTGCCGGTGCTAGAGCTAAAGGTGTAAGCCGCTGAGGTTACATCAGCTGTTTGCGCAAACGGTCGACCCGTGACATACAGATCCATGTCACCTTCTTGTATGAAGTCAGGCTCTACACGCTCTAGTCTTAACCATCTATTCTCACCAACAGGGCTAGGTTGCGACGGGCCGCCTGAGACCAACCCAACATCATTAGTTTCAAAATATGACTCAATAGCTGTGGAAAGCGCGCCTACAACTTTATCAGTGCCAATCTCATTCTGGTACAGTGAGACAAAGCTCATCAGCGTGGCAACTGTTAAAACAAAACCTGAACCACCTGCAATGGTTGCAGACAGCGTGTTGCCTATGACATAGTTAGTGCCGTGGCCGTTAATCACCACAGCAGTCACAACATTGCCCGCCACTGTAATATTAGCTGTTGCACCAGTACCTGAGCCACCCGTCAATGGCGTGTTGTTATAAGTGCCATTAGTGTATGCTGACCCTGCATTGGTAATAGTTGCAGTTAAGATACCACCGGTTGCATTGACATTCCAATCTGTAGTAATGGGGTAATGGAACACCTGAGAGAAGTAGCCTGCTGATCGCTGAGCGCCTACTGCAAAACCTGCGTCGTACCACACGTTTTCACGTACGTTATAGATGACTGCGTCATTGCACTCGGTGGCCGTGCCTGAGGGGTAGAACCACCAAATCTCGCCAAAACGAGGTACTTTGGTGACCCAAATCTTTTCACGCTGAGCGTAGTTCAGATTATCAAAGAAGTGATTCTGGTTAAATGCATTAGGAATCTCTTTTACAACACCGTTGTAAAGCAAGAATCGGTCAACGCCACACCAGTAATACACACCGTCATACTCAATCACTGACTGGCTTGAAAGAATAGATGACTGGCTTGAAATTAAGTCATACCGCCAGTACTGCGGAGGTGAACCAGCACCACCAATGAAAGAGACTCGAATTAAAGAATCCAAGCTCCAAAAGAGACCCGATGGTGCATTCGAGCCGCCACGTACTGGTAATCCTTGGACAATCTTGCCGGTGGCCACTGAGACCTCGTTGGCATCAGCAGATACCCAATCATTTACATTTCCAGCTGAACAGTTGCTAATTAGCCCATCATTGCCATAGACAAACACGTAAGGGTGCAAAGTAACTACGCCACCAGATACTGAGATCTGATTGTCAAAAGTTAGTGTAATGCTAGAGCCTGTAGCCGTTGCAGGCGCAGAAATTACCAGCGCAGTACCTGCAATGGACACAACAGTTGCCGCTGAAGGAATACCTGTGCCTGTCACCACTTGGCCTGCGCCAATCTGCGTATTAGTAGCAGCCATTGTAATGGAAGCTGACCCGCTGGTAATAGTTGCAGCAACTGCTGTGAACACGCCAATAGGACTTAAACTTGTGCCTGTAATGGTGCCACCAAGCACGGATGTGTTAACATTATTGTCAATCAGTGTAAGGTTCTGCCCAGGGTGAGCCAGCAATAAGTTATTACCTGAGCCCGTGCCGTCAAAGAATGTATCAAACTGCCAAAGGTTATTAGCGTTTGCAGTAAACCCGGTTAACGTAAAGTCAGTAATGCCCGAGCCAATACCTACATTGTTAATCGGTAAAACTTGCAATCCGCCTGAATAGCCATTGAAAACGTTGCTAAAACTTTGCTGCGGGTTCAAGTAAACACCACGACTGGGGCCTGCAAAGTCATTCACAATCTCTCTGTAGCCACCTATCTTTCGCGGACGGCCTCGTTGAAACCTTACCCAGCGACCGTCAGAGTATGCATCTGCATCAAGCGTAGTGCCATCCCGTTGAATTCCGGGCTTTGTATCTAAGGCAAAGACCTTCTTGGTCATGTAAATGTGCCTCCAGCAATGCCGGTGGTAAACGTACCTGAGCCAGTCACAGAAACGCCAGTAGCAGTTGCTTTAAGCCTTTGCGTGCCAAGCACTGATATTCCAAACTCTCCAGCTGCAGGGCGATACACACCAGTGCTAGATTCAGCAGCAAAGTTAAGTGAAGGCGTGCCTACTGAGCCGTCCAAAAGACTTACGGTTGACGCTCCGGCTTGCGTTGTATTGGCGTTTAAAAAGTTAATGCTATCACAAATTAGTGTAGCCTGCTGCCCAGGTGGAATAGTAGCAGTAAAGCCTAAGCCTGTAGTGACAGTAAGGCTAAAGCCATTGTCAGTTGTTTGGTTTGAGATGACGTACAGGTTAACAATAGGCGGAAAGGTCACGGTCACGTTGCTTACCAAGTTGCCAACATACTCTTGAATGTTGTTTGCCGCCTCGTTGTTGGTCAACAAAACCGCGCCACCCGTAACACTCTTTGTCAAAGAGGTAAACACAAATGAGGTGCTTACACCGTAGCCAATGGTGACATATGCCGTGCCTGTGCAAACAATAAACGCCGACTCTGTTGGGTTAAATGTCTTTGCGCTATTGCCATCAATCAGCTCGGCGCCTGTACAAGAAATAATGAATGAGCCTGTGCCATTGTTCTTAAACAGCGTGAACCAGTTATCGCCTAACGTTGCAGCTGCAGGAAGTATTGCAGTGCCTGCACCGCCGCTCCACACTCTGGTCTGAGCTCTGTCTGTAGTTGCAAATGTAGAGGTCGATGTGATTGCCGCTGAAGGATGGCTTTGATTCAGCGTTACGCCGCTTGCAACTAATCCGTAGCCTGCCAACGTGGTGGCGTCGGCGCTGGATGTGCCAACGCCAAAGGCAATAATGCCCCAAGTGCCTTGGCTGGTTGAATTAGTTGTTATATAGATATACTTGGATTCTCCGGCAGCCACTGAGACGATGGTATTTGTGCCTGCGTAGTCCTTAACAGTGAACGTATTGGCGCCAATGTTGCGAATTAGTGCATCATTTCCAACAGAGTTTTGGTCTGCAGGTGGCATATACAAGCTAAGACTGCCAGCAGTGGCAGTGACTTGCATGATACGAGCTGCATAATCAGCATTTGTCGTGCTGTTGGAAGGCCAGTTTAACTGTGTGTTTGCAGATAATGTAACAGCACGATAGCTAACATCCGTTGGCTGAATGACGTCGCCGGTGAAAGGGCTTACATAGCTCATGAATCCACCGCTATGGCTTGACGATCTGCAATGCGAAGCTTGTCTTCAGCCATCAATGTTTGCATGATCAAATCATAATTTTGCTGCCACATTGGCATACGCTCATCATTCTTCAGGAATGGCATTGCTTGCATCAGTGACCCGTACAGCAACGCCTGAGGAGCGTATATGGTAAACCAATTAGTTTGATTCGATGAATCCAGAGGTTGTACTCGTTCATAGTACAAAACCTCAAACGCGTAGTTAGCGTTTGGCGTTGGCGCTATTAACCAGTTGGAGTAATCATAGTCGCAGTAGTACAAAGGCACACCAGTGGCGGTTGAATCTGGCCAGTAATTGCGAAGGTACTCATACTTACGAAGCAGTACGGGCTGACGATCACCACTTACCGTCACGTTCATGGAAACAGTCTTATGCCAACGAGCGGGCTTGGCAATAACGCCATTGCCTGATACCATTGTGCTTGTATTGACCGTTAAGTTGCCAAGGAACTTAATCTGGCTAGCAATGATCTGCTCAGCCAACATAATGAAAAGCGGAATCTTATTAAGCGTAGCAGTGTCCGTACGCTCTAAATAAGACTCAATATTTTCCACCAAAGTGGTGTATGTCATTACTGCAGCAGTTGCCATACTTACTTGCCCCGTTTCCTAGCCATAGCCATATTATCAACTAAATTAGGGTAAGGTCTGCCTGCGGCTTTAGCTCTTGCTTTTGCTGCCGACTTTTTCTGCGGCGAAAGAGGCTTAGGCTTGCCTAATGATTTTGGCCGTTGTTTTTCCCAAACAGGCTTACTTGGTGCCATTTTAATCACCTCTTAAAAATAAAGATATACCATTTTACTATCAAGCGTAAAGCCTAGTCCCACTCTTGTCAATAATCAAAGCCTGTTTGCGGGGCTTGGCGTCTGGGGTGTTTGGGATGCTCAGATGTGTCCAGCGGTCAAACTCACGGATGACTTGATCGTAGGGCAAATCAGAGGCAATAACGGTTTTAACCACTTGATCTGGGGTCAGTTCAGGAACCCTGATGTCCACAGCACAACCAAGCCGATGCTGAGAAGTATCACGACTGCCCACTGCGTCATTGACTTGCTTACTTCTAAAAGCTGAATTAACCATAACTGGACGGCCTCCCAAGAGGGCTTTGACTTCTTCAAGAA